AGGTTCTGTAACCACTTCGCCATTTAGAGTTTTAACTTCTTTATACCCCTGTTTAAAATCTAAATACTTTTGAAATCTAGCTAGTTTAATTTTTAAACCAGACTCAATAGATTTGACATCAGAAGGAATAGGTACACCATTCTCATCAACTCTAGGTTGACGAGTAGCTGTACTAGAGTCCACTGCCTCATCTAAAAATAGTAAGATACCTTCTTTTGTTAGGTACTCATCAAATTTATTCTTAGTGGGGGGAATCTGAATATAACTACGATTCACATCTACAATGGTAGGACTATATGGTTCACCATCTAAATAGAAGAGTGTGTTCTCAGATAAGTGGGGGATATTATAAGATAGGTTTGGAGACCCAATTCTTAAAATCTGCATATTTTTCTCCTTAGTAAGATATAGGAGGGGGAATAAACCCCCTCCCAATCCAAATCAAATTTATAACTATTAGTAAGTTAAAGCACCACGCAAGCGGTCTTCGTTTACCAAACGGTAAGCTGATTCAACAACAATGATGTTTCCACGGTCATTATCTTTTTCATCAACATAATCAAATGCAAAGACTTTCTCTAAGATGTCGTTAGTACCTAAAGTACCAGCTTTTATCTCATCTGCCCATTTGTGTTGAACAATAGGCGTGCCTTTAACATAGAAACCGAATACGTTACGGGTGTCAATAGTGGAGTCAACCAAGTACCCAGTATCAGCTTCAGATGTACCGTATACACGGTTACCAGGGTTCAAATCATCTACTTTAGCAACATTAAATGCACCATTATAGAAGCTAAGAACAGGGGTAACAACATTGGCAATACCACCAGCGAAAGGAGCATCATAGTCTTTAGAGAACAACTCAGGGTGTGTTTCACGAAGACGCATAAAGACACGCATACCGTCAGCAGTGGTGTAGAATGTACCACCAGCTTTAGTGGGGTCAAGGGCGATTTCACGAATCATGTACAATAAAGTGTTCGTAGAGACTGCAATATCATTCTCAGTCCCTGCAATAGGGGCATTCATATGGATTAATGGGTTGAAGTTAGTAGCACCTTTACCACCAGAAGGTGTCCAGATGGCACCAATAGCAGCATAGTTGTAAGCATTTAAATCAGAACTAACACCATCACCAATACCATTGAAGATAGCAGGTTTGGAAGCAGCAGCATATAAAGCATCTACACAGTAGCGAGCTTCAATAAGCATACGGTCATCCATAAGCTCTTTCATTACTTCTACAATGATTTCCATACCATAACCAGCAGGACCTACTTTACCACGCTTGCGGTCTTCCAGCATTTTGTTGTACCACGTTTGAGCGATACCAGTACGCCAAGGCATAATGTTCTTACGGCGAAGTACAGAATCTTTCTGCGTTTGGAAGTAGTTCCAAGATTGTTCAGCCGTATCATTCCACTTTTGGTAGCTGGCATTGATTTTACGAGTACGAGCTGTACTACGGAAGATTTCAATGTCATCTTTAACAGGGAATAATTTATTCATCGTCTTTTTATTTGAATAGTAGTTTTTTACTTCCAAATTGACATCAGCCAACAAAGTAGCTGTTTCCCCGTTAGCAATGACTTCTGCCATATCTAATTGGGTGAAGTTGATAATTTGGGTTAGGGAGTCAGCTTCGAGTCTGATACTCTCAGAGTGTGCGTAAACTGTCATATTTAATTGTCTCCGGTATAAACAGGAAATAATACCTGTTATTTGTATATGAATAAATAACTCGAAAGCTACTTATTATTTGTTTATTTTATTTAAAATATCTGTAATATCTTTATTAAGAAGGCCTTTAGGGATAGCTCCTGATAATAAGCTACCTTTTACATTCCTAATCTGCTCTACAATATGCTTAATTTCAGCATCTGTAGGGTTAGTAGGAGGAGTCCCTGCCATACCCAATTCCTTATAAGCGTAGTCTACTAGAGCTGCTTTAGATTTAGCTGGGCCTGATAAATCTTTAAGGAAGTTTTTTAATGTATTAGGATTAGTTTTAAAAGCCTGAATAGCTTTCTCTAACTCATCCACTACATCATCACCTGCAATCAGTTTATCAACTAATCCAGGATTATCTTTATAATCATTTAATAAGAAGTCTTCAAACTTCATTTGTTCTTGACCATTTAAGGAGTCAAGTAAAGTCTTAGCTTTCTCAATTTGTTCGGGGGAAGTGGATTCACGAATAGATTTGACATAAGCTTCTCGTGCATTTTCAGCAGCCTGTTCTTCTTTACGTTGAGCTTCCCATCCTTGACCTATCATATTAATATAGGCATCTACTGCTGTAGAAACTACACCTACTGTGGTGCTGATTTCAGCTTCTGAAGCATTACGGCTAGATAAAACTTTAGTCATATTATTTACAACATCTTTAGTAATATCTGCAACTTCTTCAGAAGTCATATCTCTTTTTTGAAAGATTTCAGTATACTTATCCATATCAATTAGGTTAAATGGAAATCCAAGTTCATTACGTATATTCAAACCTAATTGAGTTAATTCTTCAGTGGTGGGTGGTTGAAACCCTGTTACAGCATCATCAGGAACGGACTCATCGGTAGATAAATCCCCTGGAGCATCTTCTGCCACCACTTCGGGTTCTGTTTTGGTTTCTTCTTCGACAGGCTGTTGCTCATTATATCCAGTCTCTTCCCCTGATGAGGAAGGGTTGGTACTCCCTGAGCTGGGTGGATTATCTCCCTGCGGTCCAGGTGTACTGGTGGGAAGTCCTTCTCCATCCCCACTGGGGGTTGGAAGTTCATTTGTACTTTCGATAATATCACTCATATATTCTCCTTTGAGGTTATTATTGTTGTTGACCTTGCATCATCTGCATAGCTTGCATCATCTGCTGTTGTTGTTGTACCTGTTGCATTTGCTGCTCTAAACCAACAGATACTGCTTTACCACTTAGTAACATATCAGCTTGGAATCCTTTAGATGCCATTACCATATCGATGAAATGGTTAATATCTAAAGATTGAATTAATACAGGGTTTAACTGTGAGAGTAGCTGATTCAGAATACCTAACATTTCAATGAATGTATCAGCCTTCTGATTTAAATCCACTTTACCTATACCTATGGTAATTTGAGGCTCTACTTTACTTTTCAAATCCCAAATACCAAGATGTTTCATTTGTTTAATACTACGCTTAACAATCTGACCTGAGAAACCCTCCAGTTGAGTATAAGTTAAACTCATCCTCTTTTTAAGTTCCTCTACTACCACCATAATCTCACCTTTAGTGGTTCTTTCAGAATCACGTTGAGCAGATGAGTTCTGCATAAAGGCAGATTGAATAGTCTGGATAGCTTCAGCATAGATATTATTAGCCACTTGAAGTTCTGGGCCGATATTAAAATGAAGACCATGTACTGCATCTTTAGCACTGTTATTTGCTGTTGCATACACTTTATTCTTCATAGCCATAACATCATCAATTTCATGTTCTTTTAAGAAAGCTTGGTCCACAATAATACTGAAGGCTGCTGCATTAAACAGGATAGTCCTTAATTGATTTTTAGTATTTGTAGCATCTTCCAATAAAGGAACATATTGAGCCATATAAGGAACACCATAGCTGGAAGTGGAAGCTAATAAAGGTCTATTTATAATATAGGGGAGGTCCTCCACATCACCTTCATAATAGGTGTCAGGAAGGGCATAACCACTAAATTCTTTCTCAGAACAATATCTCTTCTTATATCCAGTAACTTTACCACTCTTATCTTTAATTGGTTCATTTTTAAATCTAATCATTTCATAGATAGTAATGACTTTATCAAAACTACCATCACTAGATTTAGTATCACGAATAGCTTCAATAGCTTCCCATAAATCTTCAGGAATAGCATCAATATGATATTGTTCACGAATACAGATTTCAACTATATTACCATCTGGACCATCTACAATAGTAAACTTATCTAATGGTATTACTTTGATACTATCTCTAGCATCATTCTCATCTATAGGGTCAGGTTTCATATATAATAAGAAAGGACCAGTCACCAGGTAGAGGAGGATAGACATATATTGATATTCAGGTAGGAATGTCTTCTTAATATAATCAAAAGCAAGGAGGGTATAGTCATTATATAGTTGACGTTGGTCTGCTTTTAAGTCTTCAAATGTATTATTCAACAGACTAAGATGCTCTTCATTAGAAGGGTCAAACTCAATAGGGGGTGTGATAATCTGACCTGTTTGTAACTCTTGCTGCATCTGGGCATCAGATTGTTGTTGTAATACTTGCTGTACTTTTTGAATTGCTTCTACTTTAATCTTACCAGATAGTTTTATTTGGTCTCTTAAAGAAGGTTTTAATTCAAAGTAAGGGACAACAGTAGGGAAGACAGCTTCGATAATCTTAGCACACATGGTATTTACACCAATAGCAGCATTAGGTTCAAAAGCATATTTATCAGTAGATAAATCATTCTCTAGTAGTTGGTAATTCCCCTCATAGGTACGGGGTGATACACTATCATTACGCATATCTGTCATATCCCAACTACCAGTAGTAGTAGGTTTAATAAGGGGGAATAATCCTGTTTGTGCGTATTTATCACATGCAACAGCAAGAGTTAATGTGTAAGCTCTATACTTAGCAGCTTCATCATAACACTCTTTAATAGACTTCTTATGGTCTTTTAATCTTTTATTAACTAATTTTAGGATTTCATGTTCCATTAGTTAGCTCCTAAAGCAGAAGAACCTAACCCAGCATCATTAGCAGTACGCAAATAGTATAATGTTCTATTGAGACTCTTCTTTTTTCGTGTTTGTGGGTTAATATCTGTTGCAGTAGCAGAGGCTACAGGAGCAGGAGCAATCTCTGCAGGAGGGGCAGCTGCAGGCATCTTAGGTATTTTAGGTCCCATTATTATTTCTCCATTGGGGCCCCATCATTATCTGTATAGTTGAAGGGGTATTTATATTTAATTGTATTATCTATTAGTTCACCAGGGTGTAGGATATGAGCTAGTTTGTACATTAAAGCCATATATTGATATGGATACTCTCTACAATGAGCATCCTTTTTATTATCTTTACAAAGCTTTACATAAATAGAGATGAACTCATCCCATTGTAAAGCTGTATCACCAAATTCACTATTAAATTTAGCAGGACCAATTCCTGGTATCCCAGGGTACCCATCCGAACTATCACCTGTAACCATTTGAAATTGGGTAAAATGGATGGCATCCATCTCAGTAATAGCATAATAAGTACCTTTTAGTGTATCATAAAATGTAACATTAGGGAGTGTTTTTAAGTCTTTATCTTGCCCTAAAACTATAGGGGGCGCTTCAGTTAGTGTGGACCCCACAAGGTCGTCAGCCTCTATTCCGGGGGTATACAGGACATTGCGATGTTTATAAATTTCTTTCAACTTATTGATTACATCCTGTGTTTTATCATTTAAAATAGAAGCTGGTGTAATTGTTTTTGTACACCTATTTGCCTTATATTGGGGGTAGAACTTATGACGATGATATTCCCTTTTATCGTCACGAATAGTCATAAATCTTACAACCTCTGCCCCCATCCAAAGTAAAGGAGCTAATATGTCTTTATCCAATATTTGAATTTGATTATCAATCTCATCTATATGAGCTAGTAAATCAATATTTGGATTATCTTTATTCTCTTGATAGTAATTAGATGTTGTCACTCCTTTAAAGAACATATAATCATAATCATGTAGGATTAGTCTAGTTATGATACTTCCTCCTATATTGTATATATATTTTATTTAAATATTCATATAGGTAATATAAACCATAAAGTAGACTTACAGCACACCAAGCCAATAGCATAAGAATTATATACATTAGTAATCACCTGTTGAACCGAATCCACCATTCCTGTTAGAATCTGTATCACTTAGTTCTCTTACTTCCATGTATTGAGTTGGGGTGATTTTATTCACTACAAGTTGTGCTATCTTTGTTCCTTTAGGGAAGACAATAGTGGAGTCAGGACGGAAAGATGATAACAAAATACCAATTTCATCTTTGTAATCAGAGTCGATAGTTCCAATACCATTGGTGAGGGTAATACCATACTTCAATGCTAAACCACTTTTAGCCCTAATCTGTACTTCATACCCTTCAGGAATATCTAATGCAAACCCTAATGGTACATGTTGAACACCGTAACGATGCACTAAATTAACAGCAGAAGGAAGATAAATATCAGCTCCTGCTGCATGGGTGGTACTAAAGGCGGGTAATTTAGCGTCATCTCGTAGTTTCTTAACACCAATCTTAACCATTCGATTTTTCCTTTCTAGCATTTTGCATATTATCAATTTGAGTCTGACTTAATTTCCTCTGCTTCTTTTGTGGGAAGAAGTGTGGATATATTTTACCGCTACTCTTACAATCTAAACACTCAGTCTTACAAACAGGCGTCATCCTAGCAGTAGGAATTTTATCCAACCAAGCATTATTACATACTGTCCTTCCTGTATGACTTAACGGCACTAATTTCATTTTACCACCTACAGCATACCCTATTAAAGCATTACGGCAGACATGCTGCCCATATACAGTCATAACTCCACTCCTTTAATCCAAGTTGTATCTTTACCATCTGAATCTGTATATGTATACCAATCACCATCCTCCATATAAGGTAGTACCTCATCAATATCGAACTGAGGACTACACTGGTGACAGCTATGTTGACAGCATCCAAACTCTCCACATGAATTGCAACTAGGACAGTGGGTGACATCGTGGACATAACCATACATATCATCATGGGTTACATCTATCATTAGTGAGTCTCCATCCAAGATTTACCTTCTTTAATATCCCCACCTATAAGGCAGGGTAGGTTGTAATGTATACTTGCTTTTTCAAAGCATTTCTCTGCAAGGGGTTTAATAATATCCTCTACTCCTTTTCTACATTCAATCTGTAATTCATCATGAACAAATAAAAGAATAGTGAAGTCTTTAACCCACTCTAACCCTAAATCTAATAACTCTTGAGTTAAGATAAGCATAGCCTTCTTAACAATAATAGACCCAGTAGATTGTAGTTTGTAGTTTAAGACCGCATGCTCAGAAGTAACAGGAATCCATCTATTATCAATAGAGAAGATATGTCCCTGATTCTCCTGCATTTCTAATTTTAAATGCTGTTCTAAATCTAGGTAACCCTTCCAACTCTTCTTCCTATTATCAATAAGTTCTTTCCCTAACTTGTCATCCCCACCATTCATCCTACCAATCTTATCATTACCACCACCATATAGGATACCATAGGTGTTGGCTTTACAGGCACCCCTATCCATAATAGGGACATTCCATTTGGATTGAATCTTATTATCAGCTTCCATGGCTTTAGTGTGGGGGTCTCCATGCTGAACATCATTCAACATCTCCCCAGCATCAAAAGGTTCTAATACCACACCGAAACACATCATTTCTAATGCTGCAGCATCTACACCGATAAGAGTGGAGGTGGAGGGTACACCTACTAAATCTCTAAATTCAGCACCATACCCACCTTCAATACCCAATACAAATTCACCAGTGTGTTTATTTTTATTAACCCTAGGAAAGTTTACATTAGGGTTCTTATGATTACAGCGATAGGTGACAGTACCGAATGGATTAAGTTCAGGATGTATTTTACCATCCTCATTCCAAGTGGAGTTGAAGATAGACTTAGGTCCTTTATATAAGGTGGTGTACCCTTTTTTTATTCCTAATAATTTTAAAGCAGGAGCAATACCTATACCAGCATAATCTCCAATAACCTTAGAACTAAAGGTTGTTTTCATCTCATGTTGGCGGAGCTTCTTATTCCATACTTTAATTTGAGGAGGTTCAACACCTAATTTATTAAATAACCACAACCAATCTCCAGAGGCACCAGTGGAGTTAGGATTAAACTGTTTAGCAGTTAATTTAACAGAGTTTATTATCCCTGTTGTATCTGATATATTTGTAACACAGCGTTGACGATACCAAGGGATATTAGCTTCTGCTTGCTTTAAATCCTCTTCCATCTTTTCTTTTAATAGAATTACTTTATCCATATCAATAGGGACACCAGTTTGGGTCATGGTAGTGAGGAGGTTCAACATCTGAGTTTCAGTATGAATAGCATCTATTACATCACCCCATCTGGTGGTATTATATAACATCTGTAAAAGCTTTAAGTTTACTTTTACATCTTGCTCACAATAATCATACATAGCGATATCAGGTGTACTCCAATCAGTAGTATCCCCAAAGTCATCCTTGTATTCTCCTAATCTCTTTCCCCATGCTTTTAATCCATTAGCACCATGACCACTATCAAAGATAGGTTTAAATAGTGTCTTATCTAACGAAGTGGTATCAGGAGCTGGGTAGAGGAGCTTAGAGACTACATGAGTATCAATGATAGGTTTAATATCCTCATCTAGGATTACTTTTAGTTTTAGTAATGCAGGAATATCGTAACCAGCAATGTTATGTCCAATCCATGTACTGAATTGTTTAATGTACTCAATACCCTCCAATAAGTTATTCTCATGGAAAGTAAATCTTCTAAACTTATCTATAGGGTTATAAGTAACAATACACCATAGTTTAGATACACCACGTAATAACCCATTAGTCTCAATATCAAATAATACCCAATCTTTATTAGGTAATACATCTTTTGAGTGTGTGTCAAGTAGTCTCATACCATCTCCTATTTTATTAAAAGTTTAATGATATTTTCTTCTGTTAGCTCCAACTCTTTAGGTATTACACATCCTTTTCTAGCATACTTATAAAGTCGTTTATAGGTACACTCTTTAACATAAGATTCAGATAAAGTTCTTTTTAGTTGATTTAATTTAATGGTGTATGTCATTTGTTTCTTTCCTCCTAATTGTAGGAAAAACTCAGAAGGGTCTATTCCAAAGACATACTCACTATTTTTTAAGTCATAAGCAACCTTACACACATCTAAGTCAAATGCTTCAGATAGGTTATCACAAACCATTCTATCTGCGACCTCAATCTGAAATAACTTATGTGGGCTAGCAGCGGTATCAAGATTAACATGGGGGATAATCTGCACTGGTAAATAACACAAGTCAGGATGACTGACTAAATGCAAGTAACTATATTCCTGTGCAGGAGATGCTTCTTTGTCTAAATCATAAAACCCATTAGCATTCATATAGTCAATAAATGGATTATCCTGTTTATCTGTAAACAGATTGAGAAGGGGGAAGTATAAGTCAATATCTTTATATTCAAGGTTACCTTTTAAAGTATCGAAGACATACCCACCAGCAACAAAAGGTCTATAGTAGTTTTTTATATACGATGCTACATCAGGAGAGATATTACACAAGTAGGGGGTAATATCCATACTCTCATAAAAAGGTAAGATAAGTTTCTTGAGTGCCTCAAATGGTTCATGTGTGAATTTCATATAATCTCCTTAAAATGTATCAAATAAATTATCTTTATCATCGTCAATAGGAATATCTGTTAAACTGAACATAACATCAGTAAAGGTACAAGTTTTAGAGTTGTATACCCCTTTCTCTACCTTACCAGTTCCTTTATAACGAGACTTTAATAATCTAATTTTAAAGGACCCAGAGTCATCATTAATATCTCTTTCATATGAAAGTATATTAGACCCATACTTAGCGGTATGGGAGGAATCTGCTATGTTATCTAACCCTACTTCCGCACCTGTCTCAAATGTTATGCCTTTGGAACCATCCTTACCTGTGACCCCACCACCATTCTTAGTTAGGTGGGAGAGTATAAGACCAGTTACCTCATACTGTCTACAAAGACTATTTAAATCTTTCAATACAGTATCAAGTAATTGTTTCTTAGAGGAGGTACTTTCAGATAAACCAGTAAGGTTATCCAATACTATCAATGAAACACCATCAGCCTCTACATGGGCTTTAATAGAGTTAAAGGCGTCAGTCCAAGGTGTGGTCTCAATACCATCGAAGAAAGTTAAATTATCTTCTTTAAGCATTGCTTCAGCTTTAGGTTTAATTACAACATCTACCCATTGCTGTACTTCTTCCTTTGTACTACCACAAGAAGAATAGAGGTCATAGAAAGGTGTATTATAATAAGCAGACATAAAATGTAATAAAGGTTCAATAGCTTTCATCTCTGTATTTAACACTAATACCTTCTTACCTGCTTTAAGTATATTAGCTGCTGCATTATAAGACAGACAGCTCTTGCCCACCCCGCTCCCCCCTACAATTACATTTAATCCACCATAAGCTAAGCCACCACTCAGTATCTTATCTAGAACTTGAACACCTGTAGGTAATACAGGAGGAGCAGCACGATTAAGCATATTAAGGATACCATGTTTCCTTGTAATGCACGGAATAGCAGGGGAAGTAGCGTTGTTAATAGCATACCGTAAGTCGTCCCATGCACCAGCTGTAATATATCCATTAGCATCTTTATATTCCGCTTTAAGCTTAACTTCTCTTACTTTATCTGTTCCAAGTATCTTGATTGCTTTCTTAACTGCAGCTTGTCCAGCCTCATCAGCATCAAAACATAAATAGATTTCTTCGAACTTATTCAACCAATGCCTTTGGTCTGCTAACACACTGACACTACCAGACCCACCAGGAAGAGAGACGCAGAATGGAATCCAATCTCCTTTAGCTGCATAAGCCTGATAAACAGACATACAATCTAATTCACCTTCTGTGATTACCAACATCTTCTTATGAGTCAGTGTTTGGTCTGAGTATTGACCGAATAAGTAATTAGCTTCATCTTTATCTGGAGAGTTACATCTAAAGAATGATTTCTTCCCATCTACCTGGAATCTCACATTTTGAGATTGTACAACACCAGAATCATTTATAATGGAAGCTACTTCATAGTCAGTACCATTCTTATGATAACCACCATATCTAAATTTAGAGAAAGTGGAAGGGGAAATACAACGATAAGTTCTATCTACCTGTTTAATTACTTTAGGGTCAATTAATTCAATAGAGGAGCCTTTCGACTCCTCCACCATTTCTTTTAAACTATACGGAGTAGTAAGGTTCATTTGTGTATCTTTATTATTATCATAAAGAATTTGTTTACCATCTGGAAATTCTACGATTGCAATTTGACAATCAGGTCGATGACATTCAGCTCTAGTCACATCATCCTCGTTTAAATAAACAATCATAGAGGTATGATGACAAAGTGGGCATTCCATTTTGCCTTTATATGTCCCCATAATTACTCCTTTTATTTTAAATTACACTGATTCACCGTACAATCAATCCAGCCATTATACCACTCATCTGATAACAATACACCATATTCAAACTGATACATTGCTTCTTTGTATGTTGCCCATGACTTTGATGTACAGAAGTCAAGAATCTCCCTATGGAACTTCTCCTTACCAAGTAGTTTTACATCCTCTTTTAAAGGTTGACAACTACCCCAATAGTTCTTCCAGTTTGATTCTCTAACTGTTTTTTTCTTCTTTACTCTACCAGGTATAACTTCTGTTTTATGAGAATAGATAGATTTCTTACCTATATATTTCTTACCTGATGCTAAGTTGGTAATAAGATATACAAATGAGTGGGTTCCTTCCGGAGGGAATAATAGAGGTTTCCCTTTATAAAACCATATCATTTAGCCATCCCATTCTGTAAAGTCTGCTTTTTGTAAAGACTTAATTCTATGTTCGTACATAGGGGTGGTTATTGTCTTCACGTCATGCAACTCTTTATCATATGTAGCTGCAAAGAACTGACATAAGTTCAACTTAAAAGCATAGGTAACTTCATTAACTATCTCCTCTAAGCGGTGGGCTTCTAGAGCTAAGAAGTGATGATACAGCTCTTTAGATTTAAAATCAATAATATCATCTGTCACCTCAGCAGGTAAAGTGTCATTATCTATCAACTCAATAGTACCCTGCTGCTGCGAATCTAATACTTCTTTTAAATCAGTATTGTGGAAGATTCGATAGAACATATCCTCATCCATAGTGTCTATAATTGCTTTTGCAAAATAAGACGTCACTGTAGGTTTTTTTATAGTCATAGTTATACCTTCTTACTGTTTAAGGCTGTACCTGACCGCAGATAATACATTGCCGTCTTCAACTTACCCTTCCAAGAGTAGAAGTGCATTGCTGTCAAGTCTTTCTTAGTTGGTGTACTCAAGAATAAGTTCATAGATTGAGCTTGGTCCACATAAGGCTGCCTACCAATAGCTAAGTCTAATAACACTTTAGGTTTAATCTCCCAAACTGTTTTAAATAAAGATTTAATCGTTTCAGGAATCTCTTCAATATCTTGAACGGAGCCTCTATTTTGAATAATCTTATTACGAACATTATCAGTCCATAATCCATGTTCTTCTAATGCTTTTACTAAGTAACGATTAACAACTGTATATTGCCCGACTGTACCTCTTCTTTGGTAGATGTTAGAAGTAATAGGTTCAAATGACTCTGTATTACCAAGTAATTGAGAAGTGGTAACAGTAGGCATTAAGGCTATTAATAAACTATTAGCTACAGGAATAGGGACAGGATTGGAGTGGGGGTCAGTTAATGTACAATGTTTCTTACCTTTAGAATAAGGACTTCCATCCCAACCTAAATAGGTACCATATCTGCCTTCTTCTACCAATTTAGTAGAAGCAATAAGAGCCAGTTGGTATATTAGCTCAAATACTATCATGTTCTTCTCTTTAGCTTCTTCCGAATCATAAGGGATACCTTGTTGGATAAAGTATTCAGCCAATCCTTGAACACCGATACCTAACGGTCTACGACTAAGATTAGATAATCTAGTCTTTGCATCAGGATAGTAGGATAGGTCAATAGCTACATTAAGCATACGAACTATAACTTCTACTAAGTCCAGCTTTTCAGCCATTGTCTGATTATTCCACTTATCTAAATTGATATTAGCTAAGTTACAAACAGCAGTCTCATCTGGTCCTGAATATTCTAAAATCTCACACTGACCAGTTAAGATACCATTAACAACCATCATATTACGTTTAGGTTCAGTTAAACAATAAGTATCAGCTATTGTGTGGTTGTGGTCAATAGCTGTTATAGTGTTGTAGTGTGAATGGTCTAATTCTTTAACTCCTTCAATAACAGGAGCGGTCCACTTCAACAATCTGTCCCCAACTTTAAGGTCTTTAGCTTCCACCATTGTGTATTTTTTAGACCAACCCTCCACTATAGGAAACTTATGATAATCAGTACAAAGTAACTCTTTGTTATCCTTCGTCTTGATTCTCATCAACTGTTGTGAGTTACCTGTTTTGCGAACAGTAACATCACTCCATTCTTCTCCATTCCAAATAGTAACTTCTTTGTCTTGTAAAGGACCAATAGAAGTATACCCTTTGTTTGTGAGTAATTGAGTATCACCATGAACACAACAAAGATTTGAGGACTTAACAGTCCCAATGTTCTTCTGCATAGAGTATTCGTTTACTGTATCTTTACATAGTAAAAAGGGCATACCGACTTCTATTTGTGAGTGAAGGATTGCATCCCACAACTCCCTTGCCTTGACTACTTTACGATGTTTACCTTCTGCCACATACTGAAGATATAACTGTTTAAACTCTGCACCATAAACATCACTGAGTCCAGGACATTCTTTAGGGCAGAACAAATACCATACTCCATCTTTCTCCACCTCTTCCATAAATAAATCAGGAACCCACATAGCATAGAATAAATCTCTACACCGATTAGCTTCTAATCCCTGATTGGACTTCAATTCAAGAAAATCAAATACATCCGCATGCCAAGGTTCTAAGTATAAAGCATAACTACCTTTGCGTTTTCCACCTTGATTCCAATAGTTAGCATTGGCTTCTGTTAATTTAGCAAATGATAGAATACCAGCAGCTTTAGCTCCTGAAGATTCAATAGTAGTACCTTTAGCTCTTAGATTAGATATGTGCATACCAATTCCACCAGCATTCTTAGATATCCTACCAGCCTCTGTCTGGGTCTTCTGAATACCTTCATAAGAATCTTCTTCTAATCCTATAAGGAAACAACTAGCTAACTGTGCTTGCTCTAAACCACTGTTGATATTGATAGGGGTAGCAAATGTAAATAAACCTTCTCGTAAGTAGGAGAAGACCTTCTTAACATAATCTAACCCATAGTCTTTACCTAAGTAATAAGCTACTCGAAATCTAATTAAATCAGGAGTTTCTATAGGCTTACCATCAATCAACATACTGTATTGGTTAGCCATAACCCTAACACCTTGATAATCAAACTCATGCCCTTTAGAATTATTCACCACATCAGTAAAAGCAGTGTCTACCTCATCAGCTTTTACAAACACCTGTCCTGGATGCATCCAATCTTTAAGTGTTGGTAGGATGTCTAAAAATCTTGAGGATAATTTATAGTGTTCTGCTAATAATCCCCAAGTCTTAGTAGGAGAGTATGGATAAGGAACATCCTTAGTTAAAGCAGTTAATGCTAATCGTCCAGCTAAATAGGTATAATCTGGGTGGAGGATAGCATAGGACTCAGACAGTGCTGCAGCTTGTTTATCAATCTCTTTAGAGGTTACACCATCCATAAGTGTAGCAATAGTCTTAGTTGCAATCATCTGATGGTCTACATTTAAACCATAGCTTTGAGCTTCTATCCTGTTTAGAATCTTATTAAGATTCAACTCTTCAGTTGTCCCATTACGTTTAATAATCTTCATAATGCACACCCTTCACATGTTCCTGCTTCTATATTATCTTCATCATATTCTGCTAAAGCTTGAATTAAACTACTATCTCGAGTTAATTTAATTAGATGGCGATACTCAAATGGTGAAATGTAATCTCCAAGTTGTTTAATAAACTTATCACACTCTGGATTTACATTCAATTCCCACATTGTTTCATATCCTTGGGAAGCTAGAAATTCAATTAAGGTCATCATCATCTCCTTGAAATACTTTAACATATACACTACCGTAAGGGGTAATCTCTAAGACAAAAGAATCCTTCTCACATCTGATAATATGACTTACCCCTAATTGTGAATGGAGTTGGGGATAAGCAACTAAGGTTGTCTTATACTTAAATACCAACTCAAACTTTTCATCTGTAGTGGTAAAGCTATGTGGATACCCATCATGGGTGGTTAATAACTCCACTAATGTGGTAACATACCCAATCATATCATGAGTATTCATTTCTGCCATATACTGAATTAAATCAATAGGGTGACCACAGAAGTAGGTGTCGAGATAGTCATAATATAACTCTTCATTCCGTTCATATAACTCCCCCAACTCCTGATAAGTTAATGGGTTATTCAGAAGATGATAATAATCACGTTCAAATAACCCATTATTCTCTTGATAAGCAGTGGAGAATATATCAATCAATTTATCAACATTATTCAAGTGTGAATACGAGTTCATCGTGTCCCCCTACAATATCAGGTCTTTGATAGTTTGTTACTTTAGAGGTGAAGAAATCATTCTTAGTGTCTAAGTTTAATTTCTCCATAAATTGAAATGGATTCTCAGCATTATAAATTGGTCTACCAATTAACATCTTCAAATAACCATCAGCAATGTGTTTAATATATTGAATCATATTTGAAGAGTTCATTCCAAGTAAAGAGACAGGTAGAGAATCTCTACAGAAATCAATCTCAACATTCACACATCCCTGTATAATAGAGATAATCTCTTCTTCTGATAAACCATTAGTATCCTCTGTTAGTTTATTATATACTAACACACCAAACAGAGAGTGACTTAATTCGTCCCTTGAAATCATCTCGTTAGATTGGTACAAGCCAGGTAAATCAAATCCTTGTTCCTTACACCAATAAATAGCACAGAAGGAGGAGGAGAAACTAATTCCTTCAACAGCTATAAAGGCTACCAAAGTCTTCAAAAGTTCTGTTAATGATTGGGGACGTGAAAGCATCCATTTTTCTGCCCATTTAAGTTTCTGAGCGACAGTAGGAAAATTGTTGTAGGCATCAAATAGTTTATTCTTCTCATCTTGATTCTGAATGTAAGCATCAATAAGTAATGAATAAGTCTCTGAATGTACAGCTTCCATAAAGATTTGATGGGAGTAGTAATATCTTATTTCGGCTATTTCAATAGCTTCATAGAAATTTAAAGCTAGGTTCTCTGTTACTAATCCATCAGAGTTAGCAAAGAAAGCTAACACCATTAAGATGAAATGCTTCTGATTATCATTTAATTGTTCAAAACCAGTCCTATCCTTTGATAAATCT